TGGTAGCGTGTCTCCGTTATTTTTTTAGCGACAGCAATTTGGTTAACCGACTCGAAATGGAAATCCCCTCTGACGAAATGTTTGAAACCGTCGCTAAAGTCGGTGCGCTCAAGCATCAGTTTCTCGCGGAATGCGACTCGCCTCTCAAGTACCGGGCCGATGATCAACTACTCGCCGAGGCGTTGCTTGCGAAATACCAATTCACGTCGTTTGACTCGTTCGACTTGGCGTTGATTTCCGAACTCGCCGAGACTTGGTTTGAGTATCGGATCGCCGACAACGGTGAGGTGACTTGGACAAACCGCGTCGATTGGGGCGAATATATTCAACGAAAATCCGATGCCAGTTGACGCTAAAGAATGGACGCTTTCGGGACTCTCCGTCGAGTTGCGGATGGATCACCGCGGACTCTCGAAGAAAATCGAAGATGTTAAACCGTCCCGTGAAAATAAGCGGTCAAAGTTTTACCGCATGGCGGACGTCGTGCGCGCACTTGTCGACGGCAACAAGGCGGCGCAACCGTTCGAGGAATCACGCGCCCGCAAAATGGCGGCGGATGCTGACCTCGCCGAAATTCGGGCGGCACAAGCGGCGCGAGACGTCATCGAAGTCGAAACCGTCTTGAGAGTTTGGGAACAAGTCGTCGTCGCGTTGCGTCAAAAAGTGATGCACGCCGAGTCACTTGATGAGTCGGAGCGGCGTGAGATGTTGGAGGATTTACAAAAAATCGAGATTGATGAGTATTTTGAAACCGGAACAAGCGTCGAGGATGGTCAAGGCGACGCTGAACCTACTTGATCCCCCGCCCGACCTCAACGTTTGGGAGTGGGCCGAGGAATATCGTCGCCTCGGCAAAGACGTGACCGCAAAGCCGGGTCGCTACAAAACCGCGACTGCACCGTATCAAGTCGAACCTCAAGAGTCGTTCACCGACCCCGAGGTGCAAACAACCGTTTTGTGTTGGGCGAGTAGACTTGGCAAAACCGAACTTATCAACAACTTGCAAGGCTACATCATTGACGTCGATCCGTCCGGCATCTTGGTTGTGTACCCAACACTCGACTCAGCGAAAAAATGGTCAAAAGAGTTTTTCACGCCGATGATAAAAGCGACGCCAAAGTTGCATGGCAAGATTGCCGAACCGCGATCAAGAGATGCGAACAACACAATTTTGGCCAAGCAATTTCCCGGCGGCAAAATTAGCGGCATTGGATCAAACTCCCCGACCGGTTTTCGTCAGATACAAGCGCGCGTTGTTTTATGCGATGAGATTGACGCATACGAAAACGGCGCGGAGGGCGATCCGATTTCGTTGGCATTTAGACGGTCGGACAACTACTCGAACTCGATCCAAGTTTTATCATCAACGCCGACGTTGCGAGGCGTCAGTCGGATCGAGGCTTGGCTCGAGCGAAGCGACAAACGCAATTGGTTTTGTCCGTGTCCGTCGTGCGGTCATTACCAAGTTTTGACTTGGGGCCAAGTTAAGTGGGAGAAAGATCAACCCGAGACCGCTCAATATGAATGCGAACAATGCCGCGAGCGATTTGACGACTCCGGGCGGATCGAGATGATACGAGCGGGCGAATGGAGACCGACGGCGGAGTTTACCGGCGTCCGAGGCTATTGGTTGAGCGGACTCAACACGACGTTTCCGCCCAAGCGCGGATTTGTCGGTCGCTTGCATCAATTCGCCGTCGAGTTTTTAGACGCCAAACGCGGAGGCGTCGAAATGCTTAAATCGTGGACAAACACGTTTCTCGCTGAGTCGTGGGAGGAAGAAACCGAGCGCGTCGAGATTTCCCCTCTCGTCAACCGGCTCGAACCGTATGCCGCGCAAGTGCCAAGCGGCGTTGCGGTACTCGTTGCCGCCGTTGACGTCCAAGGCGACCGCCTCGAGTGTCAGGTGACCGGATTCGGTAAAGATGACGAGGCATGGGCAATTGATTACCACAAGTTATTCGGATCGCCGGACTCACCCGACACTTGGGCCGCGCTCGATGAGGTCTTGTCCGCAAGTTATGAACACGAATCCGGTGCGATTTTAAAAATACGGCGCGCGTTTATTGACTCGGGTTTTCGTGAACAGAGTGTGTACCGCTTCGTCCGCGACAAACAGTCTCGAGGCGTGTTTGCAATCAAAGGCTCGAGCGAACAAAGCGCGCCGCTTTGGAAACCTCCGCGTCGCCTCAAAGGTCACGGCGTTGGCATTATTGGAATCGGCGGCAACGTCGCCAAAGACATACTTTTCGGTCGCCTAAAAATCACCGACGTCGGGCCTCGATATTTGCATTTTCCAGAGAATCGCGGATTTGATGAAACATATTTTGCCATGTTTCGAGCCGAGGAAAAGCGCACGAAGTACGTCCGCGGGTTTCCCGTTTACGAGTACAAAAAAGTCGCTGAACGCAACGAGGCGATTGATTTGTGGGCGTACTCAATCGCCGCCGTCGAGTCGATGCGCCTAAACCTTGAGCGCGAGCGGGTCAAACTCGATCCGAAACCCGAACCGGTCAAAGATTCGCGCGACTATTTATTGCAACCAGCAAAGCCAAAAGCGCAACCCGTAAAGAATCGCCCAAGGCGACAAGGCGGTTTCGCTCAATCTTGGCGATAAAAAAACACGTTGTTTTTGCTTGTGCAACAAAACCCAACAAGCTAGGTTTTGTCCATGCGGTTTAAAAAACCGCGATAAACAAGTAAAAACAACAACGAAATGAACAAAATCACATTCACAAAAAACGAATTGGCCGCGGTTAAATGCTGTTTGAATTACGATTCATCTGACGACATTGACGATGATCGCATTGGCCAACTCTCGGACAATTACTCAAACGGCGGGCCGAAAGAATTCAAAAAGTTGCTTGGTTGGAACGA